CCGTTTGGTCGTGGGCGGTGTGACGGCATCGGGCCCCAGCGCATTGTCCAAGGCGATGTCCCAGTTACCGCCAAGATCCACTTTCCACTTGGCGCTGCCCGGCGTCGATTCCTCGGCTGTGCTGCCAAAATGGGTCGTGTCGATGGCGGCTACCACGGCGTCCAACTGTTGCGTGTTGCAATAGTTGGTCAGTGCCACCGCGTTGTAGGTGGCTGTTACGTTCCCCATGCCCTTTGCTGGCATAATCCCAACTCCTTACCCGGTGACACCGGTCGAACAAATGACGCCTGCCAAGCTGAAGCCAGTAGCGCCGCCCAAAGATGTTGCATTAAATCGCAGATAACGCCCCGTAGCGCCCGACCATGTGACGGTGTACGAACCCACGGCGCTGAAGGTCAACGTCGCCAACGTCGAGGCGCCGGAAAAATTGCTTGCCGCCGCTCCCTGCACAGTGACTGTGGCGCTGGTGGCCGTGCCAGTAATGGAGGTCACGTGAATGATGGCAAAACCACCATCGGCCCCCGTCGCCCCGGCGTCGTAGCCCGTCTGGGCGCCCGTCGCAGAAATGGCCGTCAACGGCAGCGCCACGCCCCGCCGGAACACGTCGCTTGCCGCCCATTTGCCGGCGATGGTCATGAGCTCCTTGACCGGCATGTTGACGTTCATCGATTCGGCATAGGTGTCGGCGACCACGTACCCGATGGGGATAGTCGCACTTACACCCAGGATCACCGACACATCGGCGTCGCCCGTGCCCAACCGGTCGTACATTTCTGGCTCGAGGCTGCCCGCCGCCGCCCCCGTCATGTAGCCATTATGCGCAATGGTCGCCATCGCCGTACCCGGCTCGGTGACTTCGGTGGCGCTGTTCAGTACCGGGTAGTCCAACACGCCAACGGCCGCGTTGATTTCTACGCTGCTGCTTGAGCCCGAGAAATCAAACTCGTCTACGAAAATTCTTACGTCGCTGCCCTTGGTTGGCATTGGTTAATCCCCCTGCATTGCTTCGAGGCGCCGTTCGAGCAAATTGACCTTTTGGGTCAATGACAGGAGAGCGCCCGCCAGTTCATTCAGTCGTTGCGTGCTCGTGCGGTTGTCACTCACCGCCCCGGCGCTGTGGCAATCGACTGGCTTGCGCACCACTGGCGCATAGGTCATGTCGTCGCCATCTACATGGCGCAACTCATTGCGCAGCACCACCGGGTCACCGATGCCCATCACTCGCAAGTCGTGTAGCTCGTGCGTGTGCAGCATTACGGCGTCTCCAGTAATGTTTTGCTGGCGTTGGTCAAATCGCCGCCCAGAATCAGGGTCACCACAACGACCGTGGTCACCGCCACAATCAACACGATCTGCACAGTAGGCGAGAGGCCTACGTACCAACTGCCGATACGTTTCAACATATGCGTTCCTACATTGCCTCAACTTTGGCCACAACCTGCCAGTAGGATGTCTCGCTGATGGTGACGTACTCCTGACTCAGTGACCAACGTGTCCAACCATCGTCAATCGTGCGCGCTTCGAGCGCCGCAATGATGGCGTCAATGATGGCGACGCACGTCGCAAAAGCCGTGGCGTAGGTGTTCATCGCCACGGGGGCCACAATGACCACCAGCTCCAGCGTATGGCGAGTCAATTCGTTGTCACCGCCAAAGGCCGACACCTCGTCCATCGATGTTGCCAACCGCACATACGACAATGGCAGCGCCCCGGCGTTGACCACCTGTGGCGGCGCTGTCTGGGCCGTCGTGACGCCCGTCACCGTCAAGGCCGCCAACGCCGCTACCGTGGTTGCTAGCGTCATGATGTCACCGCCATGCGATACAGCCGCAGGATATCAAGCACATCCGCCGGAATCCCCACGGGCGCAAGGGTCGCCGTGCCAGTGAGGATGGCCCGATCACCCTCGCCGCCGTTTTCCCGCAGTCGATAGAGAAACGCCGCCAACCGTATCGCCGCGTGCACGATGTCCGCCGGCGCACTGGCGCTGTACGCCCATTTGCCGACGACGGTGATGCGGTCCGCCGTGCTCGTGCCAGCAGTGAAGGCGCCGACCGCCGGGTCAATGCGCAATCCGTAGTAAGGCGTCGTGTTGACTGGCATTGTCTGAATATCACTGACCGTAATGGCCGTGCCGTCGCCGTTCGTCACGCTGGTGATGGCGCACAGATCGCCGCCAAACCACAGCACCCCGGCGTCAACGTTGTCACTGAAAAAGTAGCGGGTGGCGTCGCTGGCCTCAAACGTGCGTCCGGTGAACCGGTCAATCATGGCCTGTGCGCGGACGATCAACGCCGTGATGAGCGCATCGTCACCCGAGCCGGTAAGGCCTAGGTATAGTTTGACCGCTGTGTTGTCCGTGTACGCCATGTTATTTCGCCTTCTGCTTTGCCGCAGGTGCAACCGTGCGCGGCGGCAAGACCTTGACCGCCTGGCGCTCTACCAGTGCCACCGCGTCGGAGTCCGCAAACTCCGCAATGTCGCCAGCCTGGTAAAAGCGCTCACCGGTGAGCTTGCCCCGATAGTCCCGCACGAATTGCACCTGCGTCATAGTTTTCACCCGCTTAGCGCCGCAGCGCCATGGTTACACCGTCAGGTTGTAGCTGATTGCCGAGGCTTCGGTGTCCCGGTTGATGAGGCCGAAGCGCATCAGCGCCACAATCTCAGTCGAATCAGCCGCAGGAATGCGGGTCGATTCGATGGTCATGCGCCGCTTGTAGCCGAAGCGCCATTGGTCCCAGCGCACCGCCAAGATGCTGCCGGTGGTGCCGTTGGTCGGCGTCGCCCCATCGACCTTGCCACTGGCCAGCGCCAAGCGAGTCGTGGCCGCCTTGTGCATGTGGTGCGACACGTAGATGGGGAATCCGTAGATGGCTGCGAGCAACCCGTTTTCGATGGTCGCCGGGTTGAAGATGTCGCGGCTCTTGACATCAGCCAGTTCCAGCGCCTTGAAATGCACGGCGCTGTTGATGATGAACGCCGTCTTGTTTTTGTCAGCGTTGACGCCGCCGACGCCCATCAGCTTAACGGTCTCGAGGAAGTCACCGGAAGCCAAGACGCCACCGTCGCGGCTGTTGGCGGTGTTTGTCACCAAGGCCAACTTGCGGAACCCGTCAACCGTCATGAAATACTCGCTGCCGCCTGGCGTGCCAACGATGTAGTTGATGTTGGTCGTCGCCCCGGCCGCAGTGTCGCCATCGATGACGGCCGCTTCCAGGTACTCGGCGCCGGAGGTGGTGAGCTGGCGACGGAGTTCAGAAACGAAAGGAACCATCGAATCTTCTTCCATTTCACCGGTCCAAATGACCCGAGCGCCAAGTTTGGACAGGGTCATGGTGGCAGCCGCCGTGCCAACGCGAGAGGCGGTGACAGTGTTGGTCGGAATGCCACCGGGATTGCTCGACATGGCCGTCGCCTGCGCGACTTTGTACCAGATCGGATCAGTGGATTCCAGCGGAATCACCACCGATTCAGCGCCCTGGGGCACTTCGATCGTCGGCAACATGGACACAATGCGGGTCTCTTGGCGGATGGCTTCCCACAGGACGCCCGAGTACGCCACGCCCACCCACTCGTCGCCATAGTTGGCCAGGGTCGAGTAGTTCAGCTCATTGGCCTTCAAGCCGCGGGATTTGAACGACTTGACGGCATGCGACAGCGGTTCGCTCTTGCCGGTCTCAGCCGATTCAAGGCGCATCGCCAGTGCCTTGTAGGCGTCGGCAGTGGGGCCACTGCTGCGACCAACCGCCTTGGCGCTCTTGGTCGTTTCGATCAGCAAGGCCAGGTCGCCAGTGTCGATGTTGTCATACTTGCGGGTCTCGCCAGTAATGACAGCCGGTGCGGCAACCTGGAAGCCCGCCGTGTTGATGGGCGGTGCGGCAGCTTGCAGCGCCTTGATTTCCGCACTCTGTGCCGCCAACAGCGCGGCCATTTCTTCAAGAGTCATGATTGTTTTCCCTGCCGGTCTCGCCGGCTCGTCTTGTTCGGTTGTCGGTGTATCTGTCACGACTGCGGGCGACGCGGATTCCTCCGCCTGTGTCGCTGCCGCCTCGGTCGTTTCATTCGTGTCTGGCACGCTCTTGATGCGTTCAACGCCAAGCGTGCGGGGTTCGGCGGGAGTCGGCGTCAAGCTCCATTCAATCACTGGCCATTGCGTGATGCTCTTGGCTTCACGGCGTACCAGGTGGGGCGCACTGCCACTGGACCAGCCGATGACGCCCCGGTTGATGAGCTCCAACACGGCGTCAACGTAGTCTTCAGAGCGCTTCAGCTCAGCCTCTACCCACAGCCCGGTCTCGTCTGCGGTGACTGATTTCACCGTGCCGATCACGTGCGAGACCTTGGCACTCATCGTGTGGTCATAGCAAACCGGCTTGGCAGGCACGAGGTCCAACATGTAGTTGGTGCTCTTCGTGAAGGTGTCGCCTTCCAAATCAGCGCCGCCGAAAATGACGCCGTAGCCGGCGACGATGGCGGTTGTCTCGGTCAATGCCTTGACGGTGACGGTGTTGTTCATGGTTATTCCTCCAACGCCCGCCGAATCACTCGCTGAAAATCAGCGACAATGGCGGACCGAAACTGTTCCACTGCGGCTTTGTCGGTGAGCCAACGGCGCTTGTGCACCCGGCTCTGAAACTGGTAATTTTGGACGAACGGCGCATACTCCATGTTGTTGCCCACCACGCCGTAAATGGCGCCGGGCTCCGTGTAGACTCTGTGCGTCCAAGCCTTGCCCAAGCGTGTCGTGCGGATGTAATTGCTCGTTGGCCGGGCTACCGGGTATTCCTGCAAGGCCGCCTGAATTTCAAGCAAGCCCCGGCTCATCGGCGGTCGCAAAATGTTGTGCATCTGCAAGTTGCCGAAGCGCTGCACCAGTTCATCGACGCCTTCGATGCGTACTGCTACGTCCATTAGCCTGGCCTCTCGATGACCGGTGCCACCCAACAACGACAATTGACGTGTGCTGGCGGTGTAATACCATCGAATGTGCCGCCCAGTTCTGTGCGCTTGCCGTGTAGCGGCCCACATACAGGACAGACTTTTTCATCCCTCGCCGAGCGAAATTCCATCTTCTTGACGACGCCCGACGCCCGAAAGCTGGCCGTCTGGCCTTCATAAAAAGCCCTGGTTGTTTCCGTCGCTGCAATCATGCGCGCCCTGGGCAGCCCATAGACCGTCATCAGCTCGTCAACGAGGCTGGACAATGGCTTGCCCGATTCGATCATGCGGCTCACTGCCCGGCTCACCACGTCAACGCCCGTCTCCGAAATGCCCTTGATGAGTTCGTAGCTGTAGCCTCGTGCCCACTCCAACGCCTCGTCCATGACCATGGTGTAGTCGAAGCTCAGGCCGATGGCGTCCATCATGTCAAGCGAGACATTGACGCCCAGCGTTACGCTTTCATACAGCGCCGCCCGCAATTTCTCTTCGAGCGCCTGCGTGATACGCCATTGCTGATGCACGTAGTCCGCCATTTGCGCCGGGTCTTTCCATTCGCCGTACCCCTGCGGAAACAGCGTTTCGATCATGTCGTTGAAGCCCTCGCGCAAACTCATATCGATACGCTTTTCCAGTGCGTTTCGTATGGCCCGCTCGGCTTCGTCGTCGTCGGGGTCCAGTTGCAGCACCATGGCCTTCATGGCCCGGTAGTTTTCGATGCCCGCCCCGGCCCACTCGATCACCGGGTATGCCTTGATGCTCGTGGCTTCCTCATGGTCACCGCTGCATTGACCGATGGCGTGTAGTTTTTCCTCGTGCGTCAGTAGGTCACTGATAAACTTGGTGACATCGGGGTTGGCGCGCTTGGCGGACCAGCGGTGAAAGCGCTCCAGTTCGACGCGCTTGGCCTCTTCGTTGTCCGGCGTTTCCTCTTCGATATCCGCCGGCTGCCCTGGTTCGCCAGCGCTTGCCAGCGGTTCGGGCATTGGCTCCGGGTCGAGGTCGGCGTATTCGACGCCCTCCGGCAACGTGATGCCCAGGAGTTGCGCCGCGATCGATGGCTTCAAGCCGCCGCCGGTGTAGGACGAAAACGCCTGCGCCCGCTCGGCTTCGTCCGCCTGGAAGATGCTCATGGCTTCCGGTCGGAACACCAGCGACAGCCCCAGCTTCTCGAGGAGCTGTTTGTTCATCGTCCGCGCAATCAGATCCGCCTCGGGAATCACCGTGATTTCGTAGAAATTGCGGCGGTCCGCCTGGGCTGTGGCGTAGTTGGCGGCGTTGGCCAGCAACAACGACAGCGGAATGCCTAGCGCCGTGCCGACGTCCTGCCGCTTCTCTTCGGTGAGCGGCACATTGCCCATATCGCCAATGCCGTCGCCGATCTGCACCGGCTTAATGGCGGCGCTGATGACCTCCGACGCAAAGGCATTTTTGATGCCGCCTACCGCCCGCTTCCACCAGCTCTTGAGTTTCTGCCGGTCGGCTTCGGGCGGCGGTGCACCTTCGTAGGTGAGCAATGTCGCCCGCACCGCACCCCGGTCGAAATAGGCCTTGGTGTAGGCGTCCATGCTGTAGAGGATGCCCGCGGCGTTGGCGGCGTTGGCGGCCGGCGATGGGCGGGGCTCCGTCTCGTGCAAGCCTTTGTGCCAAAAGTAGACAATGTCGTCTACCGCAAACCGTTGGCGACCCAAGACGCCCCGCTCAAAATGCGTCAAGCCGGCGGCCATGTCCCACACCGGCGCGGTCGTGTCCGGCGATAAAAAGCGCAGGTCGAGCAGCCTGGCCCGGTTGCGCTCCTTGAACAAATAGGCGGTCGAGGTGACGGTGAGGCTGGCTTCGATGCGATGCAACAGTTCAGTGAGGTTGCCAAGCCATTTGAGATCGTCGGGTGGGGCAGCGTCGTCACTGGTCCACACATCCTCGTCTTTGGCGTTGCGAATCGACCAGGGAATGGCCGTCAACGCGTCGGCGCGCATGATGACGCCCCGGCTCAAAAATGGCACGGCGGCGGTCAACACGCCTTGCCCGATGCGCACGGCATCATCCGCCGGAATGCGCCATGCGGACAGGTCGGAAATCGGGGTATTCTTTCGTCCGTCGAAGTAGGTGACT